ACGAAGAATAATCGTTTACGTTCGAACGTAAACATTAAAAATAATTTAATAGTAAACTTTAAGTTTACGTTCGACAGGGCTTGACAAATCTGCGAAATAGGTTATAATTATAATATAACTTGAAGGAGATATCTATGCCACGTGGAGTTCCGAAAGCTGGTTTCCGTCAATCCCGCACCTCTTCCGCGGATAAAGTTGCTAATCTTAAAGTGTCTTATGCTGCTCCCTCTACCGAGACTGACGCCGAGATTGAAGCTCGCCTCGCCGAACGCTTTGAAATTCTTGACGTACTCGCGGAGGCTTGTACCGTTGGTAATTCTCGTGCTCTAATTGTGTCTGGAGCGCCAGGATTAGGTAAAAGTTATAACGTAGAAAAAATTCTTGCAGATTATGATCCTTCCGGTGCTCTTTATACTACCGTAAAAGGTTACGCGAGAAGTACTGGCTTGATCAAATTACTTTATGAATACCGCCATGCCGGTAATGTTATTGTATTTGACGACGCCGACTCTATTACGCAGGATGATGTGTCGTTAAATATTCTTAAAGCTGTTGCGGATACAACAGAGACACGTAGAGTTTCTTGGTTGTCCGAAGGTAAATTAATTTCAGAAGAAACTGGTGAGCTTATTCCTCGCTCGTTCGACTTTGAAGGTTCAGTAATTTTTATTACTAATCTAGATTTCGAACACCTTATTTCTAAAGGACATAAATTGGCTCCTCATCTAGAAGCAATGATGAGTCGTTCAATGTATCTCGATCTTTCTCTTAAATCAAAACGCGACTATCTTGTTAGAATCAAACAAGTAATTAATCAAGGAATGCTTAAAGAATTAGATCAAACAGAGCGTGATGATGTAATGGATTTTATCGAAACCAATTACAACAATTTAAGAGAATTGTCTCTCCGCTCTGCTATTAAATTGGCTAAACTACGTAAGATCAATAGTAACTGGCGGAGAATTGCTGCTGTCACTATGCTGAAATGATAGGTATCATATGTTATGAAAAAGAAATCTTTAACATGCGCGACATGTATCTATTGGGACAAGACTTCTTGGGTCAAACTCGATGAGAATGATACGAATTCTTGTAGGCGATTTCCTCCCACCAGAGTAAATGCAGATGAATCAGAATTCCCTGTCACATATTATAATGACTGGTGTGGCGAATATAAAAAGGAAGAAAAGAAATGACTATTGGTTGGTTCTTTGTTTGGTGGATTATGCTTAACATTGGTGTGTTAATCTATGCATTGCAGAATGGCGGTATCAAACGTTCTAATAGTCTTACTCTTGAACTAATTAAGATGGTAATTTGTATTCCGTTTATTCTGTTTGCTTATGTTCTTGTTTTACTTGGTCTGGCTCCAAAGGATGTTAACAAATGAGACTGAAAGTGAGGATCGCAAATGTATTATATGACGTACGTGACCGTTACTCTCCTTCTTGTATTATTAGTCCTTACAGCGACTATACTGGGGATATTGTGCCTCGGTTCCCTTGGTTATCTGATGATTGGTTCTGTCTAAGAGAGGACAACGGAAATGTTAGAGTATTATTCAAAGACAATATCATTAATGGCTGGCGTGTCGCCGCTTCACGAAATAGCGATAATAACCGAAAGTATGTCTGTATCCCTGGGAAGAATGGTAAACAATATACAGTCTCAATGGCTGATACTGGCGCTCTTTCCTGTAACTGTCTCGGTTGGTCTTATCGTCGCAATTGTTCTCATGTCAAAGAAGTAATGGAGGCTGCATAAAATGGTATCTACGGGTTGGGAAATAATCGGCATCTTATTCATGGCTCTGTCTGGATATTTTGCCTGCACAAACAATATGGTAATGGCAGAATATGATCTGCTATGGGCAATTCTTTGTATTATTCTTAGCAAGACTAATAAATAATACAACACTCAACAGTGGAGGATACAATGAGATATCAAAAGTCCGTTCGTGTTACATACCAGATAAAGAACAGTGACGGGTTTATTGTTGAGCACAGAGAAAAGTTTTCTACTATGCAAGATGCTATCTCTTTCCTCTCTTTGATTAAGTCACATAAACTAATAGGTAAGCCAATCCTGGAGACAAAGTGATGATTAAACGATATAATGTATCCTCTAATCTATGGGAAATTGGTTACTATCAAGGAACAAGATTTGTTATTGTTAGAGTGGAGAAGATGTGATGTCTGCGGAGATTATTCAATTTCCTCTTAACTGTAACAACACAAGAGATAAGAACAACTTTCCAGTCGACTGGCCTTATACAATAGCTGGTGTACCCGTAAATCCTCCTCAATCTGGGCAGGATTATTTGGAGTTATGTAAAGAGTTTATGGAGCCAGAAGATTACACAGATATCCTTATTGGAATTATGGATAAAGATGCGTATGACGCTCTCGAAACACCGATGCAAAATATCATCAAACATTATTACTGGTATATGAGTAGATGAGTTTCTAACATTACTTCAAAAGAATGGAGTCCTCTATAATGAACGAATGGCAGTATTCAAATCAATTCTTCGAAGAAGGAGTCGAACATTATTATGAGGGAGGTCGCGTAGAAGATTGTCCTTACGACTATACTTCTGTCGATCAGACTAATCATAATCTCGTTCAAACAGAACTCTATAGACAACAGGAGTGGATGTGTGGATTTAAATTCGCTCATCAGGGTCGTAGTCCTATAGATAAAAAGAGTGCTTGACTTTTTTTAAAAAGAATAGTATACTTTGTATATGATGGTTGATAAGTGACGGAGAAGTAAAATGGCTCATATGATCGAGATGGTAAATGGTGTTGCTCAAATGGCATATGCTGGTGATGTGCCATGGCATGGGTTAGGAAAACAAGTTTCACCGGATTTGACTCCTGTTCAAATGCTTGAAGAGGCAGGACTTAATTGGACAGTGTCAAAAGAACAGGCATTTGTTATTATTAATGACGAGGCAGAGGAGATTGATCGTTCTGCTCTTGTTCGTTCTTTTGATAACAAGATCTTAGACATTGTGTCTAATGATTGGAATCCAGTACAGAACCAAGAAGCATTCGAGTTCTTCAACGACTTTATTGCTGCTGGTGAGATGCAAATGCATACAGCTGGATCGTTACAGGACGGAAAGATAGTATGGGCATTAGCGAAGGTTAATGAATCTTTCGAGTTATTCAAAGGTGATAAGATTGACTCTTATCTATTGTTCTCTAACTTTCACAAGTATGGTTGCTCTACAGATGTTCGATTCACTCCTATCCGTGTTGTCTGTAACAATACTCTTACACTATCTCTTAACTCAGCAGTCGAGAGAATGGCAAAGATTAGCCATCGTAAACAGTTTAACCCAGACAACGTTAAGATGATGTTAGGTATTGCCAAAGATAAGTTGTCTCAGTATAAAGAGATGGCAGAGTTCCTTGGTTCTAAGATGTATAAGGAAGAGACGCTGGTTCAATATTTCCAACGCATCTTCCCTGTCACTGGCGATAACGAGAACAAGAAAGATTTGTCTCGTAATGCTTCGCAGGCTCTGTCTCTTGTTCATGAGCAACCAGGTGCTGAATACGCAGAGGGAAGCTGGTGGTCAGCATTTAACGCTGTTACATATATGACTGATCACACGATCGGTCGTTCTGCTGATTCTCGCTTGACTTCTGCTTGGTATGGATATAATAAAGGTGTTAAGACAAAAGCTCTTGAGCTTGCTGTCGAAATGGCTGAGCTAGCAGCATAAAAACTAAAGAGGACGGTAACCCCAAGTCCAACTACCGTCCTCTTTTATTATCTTATATCTTCGAGAGGCCAGATCTGACATTCTTTTTCTGTGCTCTGGTTGTTTCATATGATTTTTTTCACCATAAAGTTTGGGTAAGGTTTTACCACAATTCTTATATGAATCATTATTTTTTCTGGTTTGCGCTGTTAATTCTGCGTTTCTTTTTGTTCTTTCGTCTGAAACTCCTTTGTTCCAAGGAGTAGAACCTTTTTTTCTTCCGCCTATACCTTTTCTACTGAAACCGCTTGCGTCAGCATAATTGCCTCCAGGATCTTTATTCCATAAAGTTTTGTCTAAAAATGTGTTATATTTTTCGATATCTTCTCTTTCGGCGGCAGAAGCTGTTTGTGATTCCGAATATTTTTCTGCTAATATGAATTGATGAGGAGGTTTTTCTCTTTTGTGTGCAGATTTTCTGGCTTTTGGATTATTCGTTAATCCAACATAATGAACAATTCCATCTACTACAAGATAATACTTATAAATATCCATGCTGTTACTCCTGTTCTAAAGTTCAGTAATAGAGTGGATAGATGCTCGTAACATCGTGATCCACATTATATTTAGTTGACTTCTTGTATAAAAACATTATAATT